CTTGCAGATGTACGGAAACACAGGTCAGGTTACCCTTTATCTCTTCCACTCTTCCAAGTCAGAGCCTATCTCCATCAAGACGATAGACATCACTTCTGACAAAGGAAATTTCGTTTGGGTGGACTTGACTTGGACGTTACCTTATATCGGAGAAACCAACGCAGGTGGCAATTGGTACATAGTCTATGACCAGAACGCACTTCCTCCGTATATGGACAGTATCAACTTCGGACGGGATTGGTCAAGGGAGCCCTGCGGAACGTGCAACAAAGGTGATGCGCTTCTTTACCGCTTGATGCAGAAATACGTTACTCTCAGTCCGTTCTATGCAGCCGAAAGCGATTGGGACGGGAAACTCTGGGACTTGGACGATAATATCTACTGTCCTGGTGATAACTTCGGTCTTAACTTTATGTTCACCATCTCTTGCGACATTACCGACACCCTTCTCTTGGAGAAGAATCAATTTGCTCACGTCGTTCAGTTGGAGGTGGCAACGGAAGCCCTGAAGACTCTTGCCCTCAATCCAGAGGTGGCAGTGAACAGAGTGCAATCCAATGCCGAGAGGGACAGCATCCTCTTTGAGGTGGAAGGCAATGGCCAAGGGATAAAAGGGATAAAAGGTGATTTGGACAGGGCATACAAGGCTTTGTCCGTAGACTTGAAGGGCTTGGACCCTATATGTATGGGATGTCATAATCACGGCGTAAAATTTACTTCGATATAATGGCAGGTGTTGTAAGGCTGACAGACAAGTTATCACAGATAACGATGGGGGAAGGCACAGGTTGCGACCTTTTCTCATCGCTAAAGGAGTTCTTTAGTCTTCAGACCGTACAAGAAAAGATGCTTTCGCTCAATAAGGATAGGCTGGATGCGGAAGGAACCAACAGGCTTGGTGCTTCTATGCCTTCCTATTCCAATAGTTGGAAGAACAGGAAACAGAGGCAGGGACTCGGAACCATAGACCACGGGTGCTATACGTATCATTACACAGGAGCGACATTCGATGCCCTGACGGTAACACCAATGGAGGATTCCGTCTCCATCATTCCGAAGGATGCTCCGAGTTATGAGGCGTATCTGGACAGGAAGGCTTGGGGACTTACGGACACCGACTTCGAAGAGATAGCACCAGAAATGAAGAATCACGTTATAAACAGTATAAAAGACTTTTTAAATGGATAGAATACCTATAAAGACCAATCCGAAGTTGTTCGACAAGGCCGTGCTGCCGATGCAGAAGGTGCTTGCCGACATCTTGTGGTTGGATTACTCCTTCGGGATATGCGAGTCCCTTGTGGATGTCGTGGATGGAAAGAAATACACATCAGCCAATCTTTATCTGGGTGACGGCAAGTATGAACGTATCGAGCCTTGTGAGGAGTTGGGGAATTTCTCCTTCTTCTATCTGAAAGACCCGCAGTCCTTCGGGGCAAAGGATTCAAGCCTATTAAAAAGCCCTTATTCGCTTATTTTATGGTATGACCTTACAAAGGTGTCACTACCGACGGATGAACGCAACAGAGAGGCCGTAAAGGCTCAAATAATGGATGCCTTGGATTCTCTTCATTCTCCTTACTTCACGATAGATAAGATTTACGAGAATCCACGCAATGTGTTCTCGGATTTCTCCTACGACCATACCAACAATCAATTCCTTATGCATCCCTTCACGGGAATCCGTATTGACGGAGTACTGACGGCAAGGACGGAGTGTATGCATAGAAGGACAGATGATGGTGATTCTTATAGTTATTCATTTGCAAAATCGTTTGACTTATGATATACACTTGTCCAACACCACTGCCAGACGTGCCCAATATGGCTTGTGAGATAAAATACGGGCAGATACAGAAGATTGCCTTCCAGAGGATAGGGCAACGTTTCTCGCTTAATGACATCCAGACATTGTCCGCCTGGACTGCCTTTGCCGATGCGGTAGACGTATCCAAGTTGGTGGTTACCCCTTATGTGGAAGCCCCGACGGTGAACGGAGGGGACGAACTCACCTTCGGAGGTGGGAACAACACACTTGACGGAATAAAGACCGTTATGGGCATCAATCCAGTGGGAATGAGTTTCGCTTTAAGGAATTATCCGCAGACCCTAATAGCAGCCTTGAAGCATCTTATGACTTACAGGGACTTGGCTTGTTACTTCTTCAATAACGCAGGACAGGTTCTTGCCCTAAGGGACGGAGGTTTCTTTTATCCCATTCCTATAAGGGCCTTCTTTGTTGGCGACCTTCAGCTTCACGGTCTGGAGCAGCCTTCAAGCAACATAATGAGCTTCTCCTTCAAAGCCAACTACTCCGACAAGTTGGCCATAGCGAAGCCAGACTTCAACCCTATTACAGACATCAAGAACGCAGACCATTATATCGGAGATGGTTCCTTTGGACTTGCGTTCGATTATTCGTATGCGATATGATACTTGATTTTGTACTGCTCGTATTACTTACGAGTCTGATAGTGAACTTCTTGCGCACCTTGGCCGAGAAGTGGGGATTCATCGAGTGGGCGCAGATAAACGCCCCAAATGACTTCTTCTACAAACTCGCCTCGTGCGCTTTCTGCCAGTCCTTCTGGATTGCTTTCGTTCTTTGTACAATCTTGGCCATCGTCACAGGAGAATGGTATCTTATGGCGATTCCCGTCTTTTCCTGCAATATACAATGGTAAAAAAAGAAGCAAACGGACATATATTCACCTTTTATGACAGTGTGGAGGACTTGCCTGTAACGCAGTTCCATAAATATTCCCGTTACCTCTTGGTTGAGAGTGGGATAGGAGATACCATACAGGACATAGACAAGCATATCACTAACATAATCAATTTCTTGGGCGATACGAGGAAGGCCCAACAGGAGTTGCTCAATCTAAGGCATTGCCTTTATGTGGTTGCCACAGAGCAGGACATACACAACAAAGCCACCCTCTGCCTTGTAAGGGACGTGGACGGAAAGAGATGGGACGATTTCTCCGATAGTGGTTTGCAGACCTTGTACGAGATGGTGATAGACGCTTCGCAGAAGGAACTCAACGAGTTGGCTTCTTCCATAAGGAACGCCATAGATGAAAACCTCTTGCAGTATTTCCCTTATGTCTTTGAGGATGCTTCGCAGAAGAACTATACCGACCTTTTAAGGCAGAAGGCAATGTTTCAGATAATGGCGATAGTGAAGGGAGAAGACAACAAGGATAAGATTAAAGATGTAAACCAGAAAATCTTCGCTATGCAGAATCCGAAGGGATTCATTGGACAAGAGAGCGAAGAGGTGAGGTTCGACAAGCAGTTTGAGGATATGTGCCTTCTTATGGCAAAAGAGTTCGGCGGTGGGATAAAGCAATATACCACTATGGAGTTCTATACTGCCTTTGAAAGGCTTACCAAGCAATATAACGAGGTTAAGAAATTTAAAAACAAAAGAAGATAATGGAAAATCCTGTTAATTATAACGAACTGTTCTCTCCCACATTGAAAGAGGATATTCGGGGGCTTATTGATGAAGTTAAGGAGGTGGAAACCACCCTTACCAATATGATTGCGACTCTTACCCCGAAGGCGCAGGAACTCGCCAACGCCCTTAGTGGGAGCAATAGTGCCACAAGTGCTGGAAGAAGCGCAACCAAGACCGCAGCGGCAGAAGTGCAGCAACTATATGCCGTCTATGAGCAACTGGGGTTGGGAGTGGATTATGTCCAGAAGAACCTTGCAAGCCTTATTGCCACCCAGACTGCACATAACAAGGCCGTTAAGGATGCCGAAATCGTTAATAAATCCAACGTAGATTCCATCACGCGTCTTAAAGCGCAGATCGACCTTGCCAAGATTGCCCTTGAAGGAATGACGGAAACCGAAAGGAAGAACTCCGCAGAGGGACAAGCCCTCACGGGGATAATAAAGACTCTGGACGGACAAGTCAAGAGCTATACTTCATCTATCAAAGGTATGGCTTCTGCAGGTTCAGCAGCCGCTTCCGCTTCCGCTTCACAGCAGAAAGGTGCATACGACCTTGCCACATCTTATTCCACTCTCTCAACTCTTATGCAGCAGACGGGAGTGGACATTAGCACTCTTGTAACCACACAGAAACAGGCAGAGATAGCAGCCAAGAACGGACAAGTAGCCAACACATCATTGTCTGGCTCATACAACCAACTTGCAGCACAATATAACCTTATCAAGTTAGCACTCAACTCAATGAGTGCCGAGATGCGTAATTCCGCTACGGTTGGTAAGGTGTGGGAAACACAGGCATTGGAGATGATGAACCAGATGAAGACGATGCAGGAGGTGACAGGAAACAGTAAACTCTCTGTTGGAAATTACGAAAAAGCCTTCAACGGATTAAATATCTCC